TTCTTCGGTAGCTGGTGGAAGCAGAATAAAGGCTTTAACGGGTTTAAGACTGTTCGTGCAGCGAAGGCGGTTCACACCGCTTTTGATAAACGTGAATGCGGCGACGATCCTAACTTGTTTTTGTTTATTAGCGTTACATGGGAAGACGTAGAGGGTACGGGAAGATGCTTTGAAGAGTGGACAAGTATGGATACCGTACAAACTCCAACTGAAGAGGCTGGGTAGTCCCCAGCCGAAACACCGCAAGGTGTCTTGGAAAACTAATAAGGAAGAAGATGATGAATATTTTGTCTATTACAACTGAGATTGCGGATATGCATGAGTCGGGCCTTTACGTTGTAAAACACAGGCGCGGTGATTTCAAAACTGACAAAGAGCGTTGGGTTGCTGCTGCTGCTGATTGCGGAATGAGCAACGAAGATGACGTAGCCAAGTGCTGGAAGCTGTACGTCAAAGCCGCTTTCATTGCAGACGAAGATTTTTAAATCCAACTGGCGAGGGGCTTCGGCCCCTTTTTTTATGCCTTGGATTCATCAACCTCTCGACAGTAATCGACCTTGATATGAGGCTCACCCCACATACTCAGCAGATCCATCTCGCCACCACTTGTGAGTGATTTGATAGCAGCCTCTTCAGACTCACCATAGACCCTAACCTGCGCCTCTTTCGTGGCTGAAATTTTCATAAAAAACTCTTTCATGCTTTATCCTTTTTCTTTCGTGCGGCGNANGNNTCTAGTGACTCGCCAAACTTTTTCTCAAACCACTGCTCCCAGTTAATCCTTCGGTGCGGTGGGTTGTTGGGTGAGGCATGGCCTCTACGGTTCCACACCCAGCGAGCAGCGTGGTACATCTTCTGAGCATCCCACAAATCTTCTTGTGCCTGCTCTTCATCAGTTAATTTCAGATAACCCAAACTCTTTGACCCCCTGTTGGTTGTACGGCAGGTACAGGTCTTGCTCACGGCACTTCATGCCAATAGCCATTGCCTGTTCGTTTTGTGCGTCAGCATAAGCGATGGCTTCATCACTCAGCGTGTAGACTGCATAGGGATACGGTGCCTGCTTTTCCTGAGCCAAGAAGTAAAACTTCTCAGTAGGCAAACCCACAGCCCTACACCCAGCGATATAATATGCAGCCTGTTGGTAGTATCTAAATGAATTGATCGCGCTCCTAAAGCCTCTTGGTGAAGCATCTCGGCAAGTCTTGAGATCCCAGATGTCTGTGCCAGTATGCCAGTCAAGTTTGCCTTTGCAGGGCTGACCGTTCCACATCCAGCACAGCGTCAGCTCGACGTGGTGCTCTGGCTTGGGGATAAACTCAGATACAACCTCACGGCGCTCCATGCAGATGTCGTACAGATCCTGCTTGCATGGCGTCTTGTCGCCCAGATCCTCAAGCCATTCAGCGTACTCGGCCTTGCCAGCCTTGGTACGTTTATCGACGGGTGGCTCAATGGCAAACTCATCGAAAAACTTGTGGTGCTCCAAGAACACGGTGTGCTGAACCCTGCCTTCTAGCAGTGCGGGTGAGTTGTTGAATGTTCGGTTCTTCCAAGTGAATGGACACTTGGCTATTGAGGTGAGATCGTGACTTCGCCACGCTGGGATTGAGTCGTAGGTTGGGTAGTCTAAATCTTCGTAAATGCCTTCTTTAAAATCCATCACTGGTTCCTCTATTGGCTGATGTGATCCCGATCATTCAAAACGACCTTGCCGTCCTTATCTATCGAATATCGTCGGATCACATTGTAAATTGTGTGAGCACTGATCTTGGTTTTAGCCGCTATTTCAGCTCGCCTTACCTTTTGTTCCTCCAGCTCTAATACTTTCTTAATTTGTTCATCGCTGACCCTGCTACTAAGCGATTTATCCAAAGCCTCTTCTGATCGTTTTTCTTTTGCCTCATCAGCCTTTTGAGCTGAGCGCAAAGCCTTCATAAATACAGATTCCATCTTGCCCTCTTGGTTAATTAGCCCCGCCTGCTCGACCACCTCGACGGGAAAAGGCTAATGAGGAAGGAACTCCTTGGTCTAACCCCGCCTACTCGACCCACGGGACGGGAACCGTGATGTTCAGGCAGTTAGGTTTCTGCCTTGGTCTAAAAAAGCCCCGCCTGCTCGACTGACTGGGACGGGAACCAGTTGGAAGCGCGTGATGAACGCTCAGCCTAAAAAAAATCCAATAACTGCCCCAAACAAAAACGCTATCAACAACGAATAAGTTGTCCAGTTCGGTATGGTTGGGTTGGTGATCAACTTTGACCAAATCATTTGTTTGACCTCGGATCATCACCTAAGCTGAATCTGGTATACCAAATTGCCTTGGCTTTGTCCTCAGCAGGATCACCTTTTTTGCCCTGCCGCCACAAGTATTTGAACGCAGCGATTTCGCTGTACTCTTTTACCCGCTGCAAGCCGAAGGCGCTGACCATAGCGTCGATACATTCTATCGCACCAGAATAATGCTTGGGTTGGTTGACCATATCGTCTTTGAAGATGGTCAAGCTATCCAACTGACCCTTGGGGTTGCCAAAGCGTTCCTCAAATCCATACTTGGTGTCGAACTTGTACTCACGGTGTATTTTGGCAGCGTATGATTTTGAGACGCCAGTCTCTTCGACCACATCATTGACGGTAGCGTTAGCGTGGCCTAACAGGTAAAGCCTTACCTCATCGCGCTTGGTTCCAACGCGGGTTCTGTATTTCCTTGTGTAATAACTAGCCATGTTCACCCCCTAGAATGGTATATCGTCTTCAAAGTCTGCGTCTTCCGGGCCATCGTCATCTTTCTTCGGTGGCGCTGGGTTCTCACCCTTCTTCAGTGCAGCTTGCATCTCAAAGCATGGCTCAACAGGATCTCGACCCTGCTCATCACAACCACCGATTTGGTATTGAAGAAAACGTGGCAGCTCCTCAAAGATGTCGCACATTCTTTTGCTGGCTTCACATGATTCACCAGTAAATTCTTTAAGATATTCTTCTAGGTCGAATACAACCTGATCGTTTACGGTAGCAACTTTCTTTGCACCACCATCGGCAGTGAAGACGCCAGTAACTTTGGCCTTGCCACCTGANGTTAAGCCNACATCNACNTTNCAGGTAACACCCAGCACATTNGTCACGTCGAACTTAGCCAGCTCCTCGGCAGTAAATGGTTTGTTGCGCCAAGTCTGCAAATGCTGACGCAGCTTTGCCTTTTCATTAAGGCTCAGCGTATACTTGTTGAACAGTGACATCGGGCGACCATCTGCCGTTTGGCACTCAGGTAACTCCCAGAAGATGAAGATGCTATGCTGCTTCTTAACCTCACCTTGGTACTCATTGTTAGACGTTCCAGCGTCTACAATCTTGTAGCAGATTGCGTTGTGAGTTCCAGTCGGAACCTGTTCGTAATCTGACCCGCCGCCGTCACTTGCTGTAATTCCCATATCTTTATCCTTGTGTTTCTGCAAAAAGTTGTACTATTATGCACATCGGATAAACGTGTGCAAGGGAAATTTGATGAGTTTAAAAATTACGGACGGTAACCAGAAAGATTTCAGCAGGCCGCTGAGTGGAGACGCTCGCCAAGGGTTCATAGATTTTCTGGCTGCTAACGGTATGACGCCTGACCCGAAGAAGGGGTTGGTGGTGGGCGGCGATATTGGTCGCGCCTACATGAATGTAAACGGAACCAATAAGCTGCACGGGTGGTATCAGTTCTGGCTAGAGCAAGAGGTGCCATACGGACGGTGCGGTGATCGCACCATCTCCAACGAAGAACCTACGGCAACGTGGAAGCCAGAGAATGCTGGGCGGTACGAGATGACCGACGAGCAGCGCGAGCAGATCAAAGAGAACAAGCGTCAGGCTGCTGCTGATAAGTTGAAGGCTTATATGGAAGCGGCTAAAAGGGCGGAGCAGATTTGGGATACGTTATCTACTGACGTATCTAGTAATGGATACCTCATTAGAAAGAATGTCACGGGCCACGGGGTCAGGCAAACACCTACTGGTGAGTTGGTTGTGCCAGTCAACAAGATCAAGACCAAACAAAAGAAAAAACAGGTGGTGTTGGTCGGTTTGCAGTACATACACCCAGACCCAGAAGC